ATGCACTTGCAAATACAGACACTCGTCAATTTCAATTTGGTTGGCACTATTGGAAACAAGTAGAACAAGAATTAAAACAACTATGAACAGGTACAACATTAAATACATACAGAATGGCGAGGAGTCCAACATATACATATGCTGTGCTGACGAGGAGCACGCAATGATGTTCTTTGAGATAGCATTTGAGGGAGCGATATTTCTATCGATTGAGAAGGCGATAGTACAAATAATAACAATGAAGCCATGTCTAAACTAGTAAGGTACACGATCGTTTGGATCAGTCAGAATCTAAGCATTCCGTTTTGGATGGTCGGTCACGTACACCTGTCGGTGAACGTTTATGACGACATATATGAGATACTGGCATCCATGGGGATGAACATACTAGTAGCAGTTGGATTCGTGTTGAGTTATATTGACGAACAAAAAAAATAAATCTATGGTAAACTTCATCTTATCGGCAGTCATATTTTGGCTGTCATACATACTTGCCTTAAAGTCCATAGGCAAGTTTAACTTGGCAACCCTTCCGTTGGTACTTATAAACATGGTATCTGGGGGTGCAATTATTTACAATTTTATAATGTTATTTTATTAAGCCATGAAAAAATCAATAATGACAATTGTGATGACTGGAGTCATTGCATTTGTAACAATGTCGCAGAAAATCGTTGTGACTTCAAGATATAAATCAAACAAAATGACTGAGTATCCATTTCATTATGTTCATAGCACAACATTTCAAACAAAAGACGAGGCAATACTAAACCATAAGATAGTGTTGTCAATGAATGGTATTGATACGTCAAAAACACCAGTTGAATACGAATTAAATGCACCTATATTCTCTAATTTTTTACACAAAAGTGATAAAAAAACTGCAATAGTAACATATGTAAGTAAAAACATATTTGGAGGATACACAAGTTGCTTTATGGAATGTGAAAACGTAACGTTTGATTTGTTTGAGAGCGACGGATATTTATTAACTCATTATAAAATTGAATAATATGAAAGCATGGGAGCAGATATCCTCAAACGAGGACAACAGGGTATTCAGAACGATGGACAGCTCATGGTACATAGACCATGGGGTTAAGATAGAGTGCTTTGACGAGGATGGCCGCATTGAGGTGATGAACACGATGACGGCCTCCGACTTCCACGAGCCAATAACTGACGAGCAGATGCACTTCTTCACAAATGTTGGATGGGAGGCAGGATGCTACAAGGTGAACGTTGACACGTGCGACAATCGAATAAAGATTCTATCTAGACTATCTGAACTATCAAGAGACGATGAATCAATGTACGAATCAGATACAATTGAGGAAAGATTAGCAAAAATGTTGGAAAAAAAACAGAAATATGTTAGGAAATTAGAAAAAATATTAAAAACTTTGTAATCAATTAAATTAAATATATGGCGCACTGGAGAAATCTAATGAAAGACAACAAGTACATGGGAGCATGGGACTTGGAGGTCAACGGCAAGTACGAGCCGAAAGAAGTGACGATAGAGCGAATCTATCAAGACACATTTGTGGGAGAGATGGGCAAGGAGGACAAGGTATTTGTTAAGCTCAAGGAGTTTGAGAAGCCAATGGTTTGCAACCGATCAAACTTTAAGAGGCTAGAGACGTTCTTCGGATCGTTTGACCCTAACGACTACGTAGGCAAGACAATTGTCATCACAACCGAGAAGGTCAAGAGTCCTCAAGGCCTTGTCGATGCGCTGAGATTCAGCACTCGTCCACTTCCAAAGAAGGAGCTACCTAAGCTAACTGACGAGCAGTTGGACAAGGCGATTGATGCGGTGAAGACTGGACGTACAACAATTGACAAGATCAAGAAGCAGTACACCATCACCGAGGACCAACTAAAGATGTTTGGAGATGATTAAGGTACGATCATCAGGATGCTCACCGTTATTTGCTGGACGCAAGGGCGGTCTAACTGACAAGCAGAGAGAGAAGCTTGACGGACTTAAGATGAAGATAAAGCTCACTGACAAGCAGGCCGAGGAGAGAGACGAGCTTGAGAGGAAGTCCGAGATGTCTGACGACTTGAGCGAGGGTGCTAAGACATTTATCGAGGAGATGGTTGACGAGATGGTGTACGGCTACAAGACATCCATAAGCTCAAGAGAGATGACCAAGGGTACAGACGTAGAGCACGAGTCAATTGACGTGTACAACAGGCTGTTCTTTAGGAGCTACCACAAGCTTGCTGAGTTTGACGACTACTACGAGCTGAAGCATGGCATATCTGTAGGTCATCCAGACATTGTTGACGTTGACACTATGAAGGTGATCGACATCAAGAGTCCATGGTCCAAGAAGACAATGCCAAAGACGGTGAGGAAGGCTGAGAAGAAAGTTAAGGAGGCAGGCTACGACTGGCAGGTCAAACACTACCTGTACATGCTAACCAAGATGACTGGCAAAAAGTGGACAGAGGGTGAGGTGGCGTATGTGCTTAGTAACACACCAGAGGAGTTGATTCCAGACAACGAGGCAGACAGTCTGCACTATATGGACGACTTGGCTGATGAGCTAAGAGTGACGATTGTGAAAGTAGAGCTGACGGACGATGACATCGTGTGGATGGACAGCCAGTTAAAAAAAGCTGAGACTTATGCAACAATGTATTTTAATTACCTAAACAATAAAAACAAATGAGTGATTTTAAAATGAAGGGGGTTTTAAAGGTTATAAACCCAGCAGTACAAGTGAGCGAGAAGTTCACAAAGAGAGAGTTCGTATTGAACGAACCACACGATCAGTATCCACAGGACATCTTGTTCCAGTTAACGCAGAAGAACGTTGACGTATTGGACAAGTTTGTTGAGGGGCAAGAGGTTGAGGTGTCGTTTAGAATTCGAGGACGAGAGTATAACGGCAAGTACTTTAACAACATTGAGGCTTGGAGAGTTGAGGCGATTGGGGGGGCTCCTGTTGCAACACCAGTAAAAGAGGACGAGCCTCTACCGTTTTAATCTACTACTAATCAAGGTGGGTAGTTAGGCTACCCACTTTAAATTAAATCAAAATGAAAAAATTATTGTTACTTATTCCTGTTCTTGCGTTATCATGCAAGACGACATCAAGGTGTGACGCATACTCGATGAAGCTAAACCCAAGCTACGACTCAATCATGGTGTATAGATACAATAAAATGTACATGCCAAAGATTGCAATAGAGGGCGCTACAACGTTAAACTTTCACCAAATAAAGTCTGGTGTGTATAGGGTTAACATGTACGACAATGGTCTAGTAGAAACAATTAAATTTAAAATAAAATGAGCGACATAACAATGTGCCCAGGGACAGATTGTCCCATGAAACAAAGTTGTAGAAGGTTTACTGCCAGATCTAATGATCATTGGCAATCATACTTCCTTGACCCACCATACCACATTAATGAGGGCGGTTTCTCTTGTGATATGTACTGGGGAGCAACAGCTGACTCGATAATGGAAACTTTACAGGACGCAATGGGTATACGTATAATAAACTTAAATGACGTTCCAAGAGACTTTGACGCTAGGGATCACAGTTTGTGATGTCAACCTATAAGCTTAAAAAACTTGACAAATTTTAAACCTATAAACGTATAAAAACCGATTAAGTATGAAACAAACAGCAGTAGAGTGGTTGATGGAACAACTACCAACCATAGATAAATATGACCCTTATTATCAAAATTTATTTATGCAAGCCAAAGCAATGGAGAAGGAGCAGATGTGTAGTTTTGCAGAGTTTGTAGCAACATATCCAGACAAGAATATAAATATAAATGGAGAAATGTTACATGCAAAGTCTAAGTATGATGGTGCTGAAAGAACAGTAGACTTATTAGAAACCTTTAAATCAGAATAAGATGAAGTTTAAGCACAAACTTATTTTAGTTTTCTTTACTGCAATTATATTAGAAGCCAACAGTATTGCTGGTTTCAGATTTCTAATGGACAAAAATTGGATAGGAATGGTATTGATGGTTTTTGTAAATCCTTTATTATGTTTGCCCATGAACCACTATAACATTGAAGCCAAAACATTTAAAGAGAGATTGTATATTGCTTTGACTTTTGCTTTTGGATTTGCAGTTGGAGTAGGAACAATAAGACCATTTTTTATTTAATTATTAAATCAGAATAAGATGAAGGCACGCTTAACATTTAATTTACCTGATGACCAAGCAGAATTTGACTTTGCTATACAAGGTGGCAAGATGTACTCAGCTCTGTGGGACATCTCTCAGGAGTTAAGAACACTATGGAAGTATGAAGAACTTAATGAAGAGGAGTGGAAGATAGTAGAAAGAATTAGAGATAAGTTCTATGAGATACTAGATGAGAATCAGATTAAACTAGACAAATAGTTTTAACGGTCCTGTAGCTCAGTTGGATAGAGCAACTGCCTTCTAAGCAGTAGGTCTTTGGTTCGAATCCAAACAGGATCACTGAAAAGTAGTAAATTTGTAAAAAAAAATAATTATGGAAGCTGGAAAATTTATAGGTATGCTATTTGCATCAAGAGATGCAATGCATTTACAACACTTAGACACAACGTCATTTGCTGAGCACAAGGCATTAAATCAGTACTACGATAGTATACTTGACTTGACCGACTCATTTACTGAAAAGTATTTTGGTAGAAACAAACGTGTTTCAATCGTTATACCAGAAACAAAAAAGGAAGACGCTGTTGATCACATGAAAAAGATGCAATCTTTAATTGAGGGAGAAAGAAAAAATTACCCCTCAGACTTACAAAATATTATGGATGAGATGATTGGTCTTGTTAACGAGACTCTTTATCTTCTAACTCTAGCGTAATTGGTTGCAGTTAGGGTTCTGCGGTTAGCCTCCATGTAGGTAAAAACTCTGCACACACTGACATGGCGGCTGTGTGCTTTATTAAATAAAATTAAACTCAAATATATGCAATGGGAATCAACATCCACTGCCGACATCAAGGTTGACAGTGTAGTAGAGGCTGTTGTCTCTAAAATGCGGCACAGATCAGCCGTAGGAATCAAGAAGTATAACACGACAATGGACAGGAAAGACCTGTCTACTGAGGAGTGGATAACACACCTACAGGAAGAATTAATGGACGCAACAATTTATTTAGAAAAATTAAAATCAATGCTATGATAACCTACTTTAAATCAATCAATGAAACTGACAAGCCTTATCACGTAGACGTACTAGTTGCATTAGATAGAATTAGAGATGGTGTATCAAAGGACCTAGTTGAGATGATACGTTCTGCCGATGACAAGGAGCAACGTAACAACCTAAAGAAAGGTCTTCCTTCAATTTTATTTTCTGGTCAGTTCTCTAGACGTGCTGACAACGCTATCATCGAGCACAGCGGACTGATATGTATAGACTTTGATGGGTTTAAGGATGATCAGGCGTTGTATCAGATGAGACAAGACCTGTGCAACGACAAGTACTCGTACTCTGTGTTTACGTCACCATCTGGTGATGGGCTAAAGGTTCTTGTTAGAATACCTAAAGATGCGTCAAACCACAAGAAGTACTTTGTGGCATTGCAGAAGTACTACAACTGCGATGAGTTTGACAAGTCGTGCAAGAACATATCTCGTGTGTGTTACGAGAGCTATGATCCAGACATATATATTAACGAGCTGTCTGACACTTGGATTGAGATGGACAATAGCGATGACTTTGTTAAGCCAAGACCAAAGATAATTATCAATGACTCTAACGAGGTTGTTAGGAGATTGTCGTTGTGGTGGAACAAAAGCTATGGCATGGTTAAGGGACAACGAAACAATAACCTGTTCATCTTTGCATCAGCACTCAATCAGTACGGAATATCTAAGGATGAAGCACTTGAAGTCCTAATGCATTATGACGATGGTGACATGGCCTCTGAGATTAAGACCATTGTTTGGTCGGCATACAAGAACATTCAAGATCACGCAACTAAGTTTTACGAGGATGTAGACAAGACGACCAACATAAAGAACGACATCCTTAGGGGTGTACCAGTTAATGAGATAAAGGAGAACTTTATTGACATTGACGAGAACATAATCAACGAGATGGTTGAGACACAGGAGTATAACACGTTTTGGTCAAAGAGTAGCAAGGGTAAGATTGACCTTATACCTCATCTATTTAGAGACTATCTAAAAGGAAATGGATTCTATAAGTACTACCCAAACGGATCGAATAATTTTGTTTTTGTTAGAATCATTGATAACATTATTAGTGACACAAACGAAGACATGATAAAAGACTTTGTGTTGGACTATCTAATGGGAATCAATGATATGTCGGTGTATAACTTCTTTGCCATCAACACTAAGTTCTTTCAAGAGACATTCTTAAACTATGTTGCAAAGATTGATCCTAACTTCATGGTTGACACTATTGACGAAGCATACCTTTATTATAGTAACTGCGCTGTAAAGGTCACAAAGTGTGACGTTAAAATGATTGACTATAAGGACTTGGGTGGTTATGTGTGGGAAAAACAAAAAATAAATAGAGAATTCAATAAATTAAAAACAGATGATTGTGAATATAAGAGATTTGTTAAAAACATTTCTGGCAACAATTCGGGCCGAATTAATTCTATGGAGTCAACGATTGGCTATCTTTTGCATAGTTATAAGCCTGCTAGCTACTGCCCTGCTGTCATACTTAATGACGAGGTTATTAGCGATAATCCTGAAGGTGGTACAGGGAAAGGGATCTTTGTTAAGTCGATTTCGTTCATCAAAAAGATGGTAATTATTGACGGAAAAGGATTTAGTTTCCAGAAGTCATTCCCTTATCAACGTGTACAGGTAGATACTCAAACACTGGTATTTGATGACGTAAGCAAAAACTTTGATTTTGAGCGTTTATTCTCAGTTATTACCGAGGGTATAACTCTTGAGAAGAAAAACAAAGACGAGATACACATACCATTTGAGAACTCTCCAAAGATTGTCATCACAACAAACTACGCTATCAAGGGCGCAGGTAATAGCTTTGAGAGAAGAAAGTGGGACCTAGAGTTTAAGCAGTACTACTCAAAGATGTTTACTCCAGAGACTGAGTTTGGTCACATGTTGTTTGTTGGATGGGACAGCGATGAGTGGTCGAGATTTGATAACTACATGATATCAAACCTACAGCTATATCTTTCTCAAGGGCTTATACGTTGTGACTTTATGAACTTAAAGACACGCAAGTTTATTGCTGAGACATCGGCAGAATTTTGGGAGTGGGCAACATCAGTGGACAATGACTATGTCAAGATAAATAACCCAAACCCAGGTCAGACGATGTACAACAAGTTTACTGAAGAATATCCAGACTATAGTACTTACGGAAGATTTAAGTTGTCTCACAATAGGTTTTACCGATGGCTAGATTCGTTTGGTGAATATAAGTTTGGAGAAAAGCCAAAGATATTTAGAAACGCACATGGTAAGATTGTTGAATTTATTAGATTAAAAGATCAAACTGAATTAAATTTTTAATTATGGAATTAAGTAAATCACTTTTAAAAAATCGTCTTGAGTTTTATGAGTTACTTCTTAAGGTTACATTTGATAATCATAGAGATTACGACTCAATTGTGAAAAAGATTGACGATCTCAAGATGACTATTAAGTTTTTAGATACCATGGACAGGACAATTCTAAGGTACAGGCCAATCTATAGTATAAATGTTCTGCTGGAAGGTAAGGGTAGATTTTATGGGCATCACTATCTAGATGTTCAGATGGAGATTGATGACTGTATATTATTACTGAATAATGCAACTGCGTGACTATCAAGTTGATATATCTAAGAAAGGTGTAGATATATTGAGAGATAGTTATATACTATGTCTGGCCATGGAAGTTAGGCTTGGTAAGACCTTTACATCTTTGGAGATATGTAGAGTTTTAGGGTTTACCTCTATATTATTTCTTACAAAGAAGAAGGCGATATCATCCATTCAGTCTGATGCTGATAAGATACTTCCTGGCCATGATATAGTTATAACAAACTACGAGAGCATACACAAGGTAGATAGAAAGGACTTTGATGTAATTATATGTGACGAGTCACACACCATGAGTGCATTCCCAAAACCTAGCCTAAGAGCAAAACAGGTAAGAAAGTTGGTTATTGATTGCCAGTTTCCAAAGGTGATACTACTTAGCGGCACTATAACACCAGAGTCGTATTCTCAGATATACCACCAGTTTTGGGTACACCCTTTCAATGTGTTTAAGGAGTTCGCCAACTTCTATAGGTGGGCCGATATGTATGTTGACAAGTTTCAAAGAAAGATCAACGGACTAATGGTAAACGACTACTCAAGAGGACGAGAGAAAGAGATAATGTCTGTGGTGTCACCGTACATGATAACGTACACACAGAAGCAGGCAGGATTTTCTACAGAGATTGAGGAGGATATACTATACGTTGACATGCCAGAGATAGTAAAGAACATATCAAAAAAGCTTGAGAAAGACCTTGTAGTTGAGGGTAAGGATGAGGTTATACTTGCGGACACTCCAGCTAAGTTGATGCAAAAAATGCACCAACTTGCAGGTGGTACAATTAAGTTTGAGAGTGGTAAGTCAATGGTTCTGTCAACATTTAAGGCTGAGTTCTTGAAGTCGCAATTTGCGACCACAAGAATTGGTGTGTTCTATAAATTTAAAGAGGAGTTGAATGCACTTAAGCAGGTATACGGAGACGAACTTACTACCGAGTTAGATGACTTTGATACTGGTAAGTTTAAGGTTATTGCCTTACAAATTGTATCTGGTCGTGAGGGTATATCCTTAAAAAATGCTGAATACTTAGTTTTTTATAGCATTGACTTTAGTGCTGTAAGCTACTGGCAGGCTAGAGACAGGATGACAACAATGGATAGACTTTATAATAAGGTATACTGGATATTTACAAGTGGTAGTATAGAAGACAAGATATACAAGGCTGTCAAATCAAAGAAGAGTTATACGTTGAATATTTTTAAGAAAGATTATGGAAGATAAAATGTTTTTTTTACTGCCAGTAATTGCTTACAGTAAAATTAAAGGAGAAGGAATTCTAGTTATTGGATGGTTTAACAAGTCACTAATAATAAGAGTAGTATGAAGATGATTAATGACCCAATGATTAGACTATTGGTTGATACGTTTGATCTAGAAACACCAGAACAGCAGATACTTGAGATATGTGATTACGAGTATAAGGATGGTGTCATTGTAATAAAAAAAATAAAAGTCTTGGATTCTGATTTAAATTTTGTTAGATTTGCCAATCTTGAGAAGGTAACCAATTACCTTAGCAAGTACTATTGCAACTTTAATGACAGAGCAACAGATACAGGCGAAGATAATAAAGAAGCTTGAGGCACAGGGATACTATGTCATTAAACTAATACAGACTAATAAGCCAGGAATACCAGATCTTATCGCTATTCCAAGAGACTCAGACGTTGAGTTTATAGAGGTTAAAAGGCCAGGTAAAAAGCCTAGCGCCCTTCAAGTATATAGAATGAAAGAACTAAATGAACATGGAATTAAATCTTCGGTACAGGAATCATCATGATAGGAACATGTATGTATACGACAACAAGGATCAGATAATGAAAATGCTGACCAATGGAATACATGTTAGCGATATATTAAAAACTTTAGGAATACAGAACTATACCTTGAGTATGTTATTTACAACTAGGTATGTTGGTAAGATACTTGGTCACAAGAACGAACCTTACTATACAGAAGAAGAACTAATGAATCAAAACTTTAATTTTAACTTTAATGATTTAAGCTATGACGAACAACAAATCTATCTCGAAAGAGAAAAAACTGGCGTGCTTGGTAGGTATTTTACCAATCATGATGGACTTCATGGAAGACGTTAAGGACGACTTTCCAAGACTATACAAAAAGCAAATAAAAAAATCTGGTAATGATTTTGTAGATGAAGTTTATAAGTTAGGCAATCAGATTTATGAAAGAATGGACCATGAAAATGATAAGGAGGTGAGTGATTTTTACAATGAAGTAATAAATATGGGTACAGTTTTTCGTAATTGGATTGCAGATTTATAGATAAATTATTATATTTGTCACTCATTATCTAAAATGAGTAAGATTACTTATATAAATATTTTGATGGCAGACATCAACGACTTGACAGATACTATTTACGAGTCAATGGTGGATAATGACATAGACGAATTAAATAAAACAATCGATATTTTAATCAAAATTTTAAAGGATGTCAAAAAAAGTCACGAATCAAACCCAGGAGATATTGGACCTTTATAGGTCTGGTATGACTAACAAGACAGAAATAGCTAGAAGAGTTTTTGGTGATAGTAGCGAAAACAGTAGGGGATACGTAAGAAGAGCAATCATTAATTACGAAACAAATAAAGCTCTATATGATGAGTGTGAAAGAGTGGGAATCCCAGTTGAGGATGTCAAACACTACTGGCACAAAGGTCAGCACTTCAGTATTAACGTCAAGGGAGATTCGTCTGAAGTTAATTTGGATGAGTTTAAGACTGAGCTTATATCTGAAATAAAGAAGTGGTCTCCATCATACAAGAAAATAAAAAGAGACAAGTTAAAAGACCCACACTGCCTAGTATTTGATCCAGCTGACGTTCATATAGGTAAACTTTCATCTGCATTTGAGACTGGAGAAGACTATAATCAACAGATAGCTGTTCAGAGAGTAATGAACGG